CCGACTAGCGGTTCGAAAGTACTGAGATTTGAGAATTGTAATCCATCGTGCCAGTAGCGACGAAGGCTGCAGAGATGAAGATTGCGAACAGAATAGCTTTTCCACGAGACATAAGATTTTCCCCTTAGTAGGTTTACACTTCTCTTATACCACGTGGATCAGCCGTTATTTAACGCGGATGCTTCGGCATCCAGGAGACGTAGATCTCACGGCGACCTTCATTCTGGAAGTCCGCGTAGAATCCCATCAGTTGCAGTGCCTTCACTGAGGCTTGTACTTCCTCTGGGTTCTGAGATGATACGGTAATGCGGATATTGTGATCCCCAACTTTAGCGACAGATTGCATGCACTGAGTGATCATCTTCCACGCTTCATTACCTTTTTGAACATTCGCAATGATTGCTTCTTCACGGATTAGTGTTAGTAGACTCAAGACTCTTCCTCCGGATAATCTCAAGACGCATGTCGAGATTCCATTTGGTTAATCGATCTGAAAGGACGTTGAGAAGAATGCAGCGCTCCCCAACGTCCGTCGTTTTGTCCAGTTCTGCAAGGACTTCCTCACAGAACTGTGCGGCCTGTTCGACCTTATTCGTAAATACGCTCAACGATACCCCTCGCGAACTGTGGCTTACCGGAGTCCAACCAACCCTGGAAACGGGTCGTCAGCGGCTTGCCGATGAGTTTCTCAGGATTCTTCATGATGTCATCCTTCATCCAGTCAGTCGCCTTCAGTGTGACTTCGAATTCCACACCCTCGTAGCGGCAGACGGCCAGAGCATACCCTTCACGATCCGGGATGATGTCGATCACTTCGAACTCCATCTCCAGGAAGTCTTTCCACTTGATCAGATCGTAGGAACGCTTGTTGTTGAACAGATATACCGACTTCAGCAGACGAATCATAATGCCTTCGTAGCCGGCGGCGATGAACCGATCCATATACTCACGGACGCGAACCGAATCGATGGTGTAGTACGGTACGACGAAGATGCCGTGGGCTTTGGCTTCGTCATTGTCGTACATCTCCTTCAGTCTCGCCTTACGCTCTTCCACCGGCATTCCCGGGATCGGAAGGTCGAAGAGGTGATACTCGAGACGCGGCGTCAGGATCGCATTCGGTTTGTTCACCAGACCATTCAGTGTACGCAGAGAGACGCCATGGATATACATTTCGCCATCCACCGGACCCCGCCCCTGCATGTACTGATGGATACGCTGCGGGATTGCCTTGAAGGCCTTATGCCCACGAGACAGGAAGCTGCCGGAGTGCCATTTTGCACGAATACCGTCGAGCTTCGGATCCACGATCACGACATCCGGTAGATTCACACCGATCTTACGTTTTCGCAGATCGTGATAGTCTACTGCCAGCATCACACCGCGGTCTTCTTCCTGCTGACCGGTCGCGGAGTACCCCTTGCGGACCTTTTCGTTCCACTGGGACTGAGCCTCTGCCGCCGCCTGAGTGAGAGGCGTCGTCTCGTTCTTACGCCCGAGGTTCTTCCCTTCACGGATGATGACGGAGTGCTCCTGCATCTTCCCGCCCTGACGACCATACTCGGTGCCAAGCTCAGCCGTACCGTCCAGCTTCGGTCTATACCAAACCTTCCATTCCTGAGTAATCCCTTTCGAATCAGTCTTCAGTAGCGTCGGTAGGTATTCCTTCACAGCTTACCTCCTAGCGTCACGCAAGTGATGCACACCGCTAAGCCAAGGGACATTCCTGCGAACCCGCCCATCATCTGACCTGGCAGCCCGGCTACGCAAAGCGTAATCACGAGAAGAAATAGCGTTAATGCCCACAGACCAACAATTAATTTCATAAAACCTCCTTCGATACTTTACTTATACCAGGAACTGGGGTACTATCAGCCTTGAACAAGTGCTACTTCAAAACCCCCTTTGACCCCGGATGGATTACCTCCTTGCCACCGGGGTCCTTTTTTATCTGCGGAACGCCCGCACCGCCACAGTAAAGTAAGTCACCGCTGCTATCGCACCGAAGATGTAGCGACCGGTCGTCCCGAACTCATACTCCAGTCCAGCAAACAGACATACCGTCGCCACCACCAAAAGAATTGGGTCAATCCACTTTTGCACGCTTGTACCCCTTGAAGTGGAACCAGGCTAGGCCCGCGAAAACCACAACTGCAGCTCCACTGAAAGCGAAGCCCATCTTATCCCAGTGGTAGAACGACGCGATATCCCCTGCGAAGGAGAACAGAACGCCCCAGAACCATAGACATGCCGAAATTGCTAATCTCATCGTTTCTTCCAGAGGTAGAGGGCGGACCAGATTCCGCCGATGATTATGAAGCTGCCGAGATTGCCGCAGTAATACTGACCGGCAGCTCCTAAGACGATGGACAGAAGGATTGCTACTGCAATCATACCGCCACCGGTGCCTTGATGAATGGGCCTGACTGGTAGTTCAGGATCTCGATGTCGTCGAAAGTGAACTCATCGATGTCCATCCGGTCTGCCAGACGGATGCCTGCCAGAGGGTACGTAGGGGCCTCTACGAGCGGCTCTGCGAGGTCCAAATGGTTCGAGTATAGGTGAGTGTCACCTGTGACGTGGACGAGCTCCAGGGCCGTGTGGTTCGTTATAGAGGCTACCATGTGTGTCAGCAGAGCGTAGGACGCAATGTTAAACGGCACGCCCAGGAAGACGTCGGCTGAACGCTGGTACAGCAGGCACGTCAGGAAGCGCTGACCATCGACCTCTTCCGAGAAGAACTGGAAGAAGGAGTGGCACGGCGCCAGCGCCATGTCGTCGATATCTCCAGGATTCCACGCCGAGACAATGATGCGACGGGAGTCAGGATTAGTCCTGAGCGTCTCGATCGCGTCCTGCAGCTGGTCAATATCCTTCGTCATCACGACGCGAGGAACCGGTCCGCCATCTAGCATACCCTCGACTTCATAGCCACGATCTTCCAGCTCTAGGCGACGTTCACCTTCCGCTTCACAGATCTTCGTGTCAGGCCATGCACGCCATTGCTTACCGTAGATCGGGCCGAGGTCGCCGTTTGCATCAGCCCATTCATCCCAGATATGGCAGTCGAGATCGTTGATGTTCGTCTTGCCCTGAATGAACCAGAGGAGTTCATGGATGATCGAGCGGATGTTCGTCTTCTTGACGGTGACGATCGGCATCACCGGTTCTTCGTTCTGACGCAGCGGATAGCGACGCATCTCGCCGATGATACTTACGGTGCCGGTACCGGTCCGGTCACTCTTCTTTATCCCGTCACAGAGAATGTCCTGGATAAGACTTTGATACTGATACATATTACCCCTTGAATTTCAGTTGAACGATCCAGATGGCATGACCGCTATCATAGGCATCAGAGATCGCGTCGATGGTATCACCCATAGGAATTGCGAAAGAACCTTCCATCAGATCGAAGAAGGTTTCCGGATGGACGTGCCCCGGCATGATGTAGATGTTCTCCTCGGAGAGCATTCCCTCTCGGGACATTCTCTGACGGACGCTATCCCGGGCATGACGGATGATTGGAACTTCCTGAGCCTTCATCACATGGTAGAACGCCAACGAGTGGCGCCACATGTCGAATTCGTCCAGGCCCACTAAAAAGTGCGGACGGACGTTCCAATCCTGATTCTTCAGCATGCAAAGGGCCTCAGCGGCCCACAGGTCAGTGTCAACGTCGTTGAACTTCTCCGGCATTCTCTTAGGAATTACAGAGAGTTCCGCCATGCATAGGCCTCCTGCATTTCCAGGGACTGACGGACGCAGTCACCCAGCGCTTCGTGCTTAGTGCCCCAGTCGATCTTTTTCTTACCAAAAACAAAGCCCCGGATGGAGCGAACGTCGATCTCGGAGAAGAACGGAATTGGCAGGGAGTAATACTCACCCTTCTCGTCCTTACCGTACACATCACGGACCATGTCTTCGAGAATACCTACGTCGAAACGTGGAGAACATGCGAAGATCGCTTCGGCGCCCTGGGACTTAGCGTACGCCAGCCAGTCATAGAAGCGACGGACCGCCGTTTCGTACTCAACACGCAGCAGCTTATCGCTGAAGACGCCGGCACGGGCGGCAGCGGACTGTTCGGACCACCATTGGATCGTGCTCGGGGATTTAGAGCGGTGAGCCTGAGTCTCAGTGTACTCGAACACAATGTTGATGTTCGGAGCGATAACCTTCTCGTCGGCGTCAACCAGCTGCTGCTTACAGCCCAGCGGTTCGAAGATCAGTCCGGCGAAGGACAGAACCACAGAGGAGGGGATCTTATCGAGCGTCTCGGCGTCGATCATTACGGCTTTCTTAGGGATGTACGGTACGTATTTCATTGAGTTCCTCAAGGGCCCGAAGGCCCGGTTAGTTAAAAGTCTTCGTTGGAGACAGCGGCGATTTGCTTCACAACGTCAGGTGCACTGGCGAGTTCGAAGGACATGACCTTACGGGTATGGTGAGACAGGCCCATACGGTGAGTTGTTTCCTTCACGTAGTAACGCTCTTCCATCAGGGCGGTACGAATCGTGGACTTCGCATGGCCTAAGCTTGCGATATCCTTGAAGATCGTATCCATCACGCCCGGCCACCACACGAAGAGGTGAGTTCCGTCCGACTTGACGTGCTCGGAGTTGATGGACTTCTGACGGTCAACCTGTGCCGAGGCGATTTTGTTCCAGAGTTCATTGACGATGTCGACTTCTTCCTGCATCTCCACGTCCTGTTTAATCTGGTTCATCATCCAAGGGATATACTCCTCACCCGGGAAGTACGTCTCCATGAAACGCATGGCGAACCAGCCGACCACCTTCCAGATTTCCTTCGTACGAGAGCCGACGTCGGAGCCCTTAGGCAGGTTGGCGTTGATGAGTTCTTTCATCTGCTCCCAGTTGGATTCGAGCTCCATACGGTCAGTACGGGTGGACTCGAGAACCCAGTGGTAGCCGAAGCGTGGGAAGTACTCAACCTCATCCGCCAGCCAGGTGTACGCACGCTGAGAGTCGATCGTGTTACGCATGGTCGAGGTCTTCAGGGATACACAGCGAGACTGCATTGCCGCATCCGCGAAGGCATCCTGGCCACCGAACCCGATATTCCCACGAACCTTCTGCACACGGACGACACCCTGACGCGGGGTACCGAGGGTACGCGGTGCACGGTTGAACATGCCACGCCACATCGGATAGTGCTCACGGGTCTTAAAGTCTGCACGCAGCTCATCCACGATAACCGGCAGGGACGAGTAGTACTCGACCTTACGCTGGAAACCGACGGTGGACTTCTCCATGGAAGAGACTGTCATGTAGCCTTTATTGTTCTCGTACATGTCGAACGTCGCGAGAATCCACTGCAGTAGTGTCGTCTTGCCCTTACCGTGGCGGCCCCACAGCTGAAGCATCGGGAAGAAGTTCTGAGACTGGAACACGACGTTAGAGAACGCGTTCGCCTGAGCCCAACCGAAGAGCGTACAGGCTTCCTGTACACCGACGATACGGGAGAGTCTCTCAAGCACGGCACCCTGATACTCCATGAACTCGTCATGATCCTTGATATCATCCATCAGACGCGGGATGTTGATTGCGTCGTCGAGATTGATACCGTCATTCAGAATGTCAGAGGAGATGGACTGTGGCATAACCCCGTGACCCGGCTGCGTCCAGAAGATACCGCGTTCATCCGGGTAGTACGTCGCCCCGGTCGCGTTATTGATCATCACATTGCGGAAAATCCACATGTTCAGTTCGCTAACGTATCCGCAGTATTCCGGGATGATAACCGTACGCTCACGCTGCGTCGCCGCAATGTGTAGCCACAAGTTGTTCAGGTCGGTATCGGAACCTTGGAAGATACCGTCACATGCACGAGAGCAGAACTCACGGAACTGGCGAAGCGAGGAGCGGGCGGAGGAGTTCAGGTAGACCGCACCGGAACGGTAGCCGTCATTACGGATGAACTCGAGCTCACGCACACGCTCTCCACGGTGCAGATAGATGATTCGCATCTTCAACGTGAAGTTGGTCAGCAGCGTTAAGGTCTCTTTGACATTCCCATCGGCAGACGTGAATTCTTTGAGGCCGAAGTAGCAGCCGTCCTTCTCGATAATATTGCCCGCACCAGTGACCTTAAGCTCTGCATTAGTAGCTTCGTCAGGTGCAGGGCGATTAACTTCGCCATCATTAAGCAGACGCTCAACAGGATTAAGCTCATCACTGCGACGTCGCTGAATGTAGAGATCAATGTCATTGTCTTGCTCTGGGACTTTGTATTGATGGATTTCACCCTTCGCATACTTCCATGTGTTGTAACGATATTTGTCACCCGCCTCGTCGGCGTCATAGAAGGTGTGAACGCGTTTGTGCTTGAGCATCTCGCCGATGAACTCGTACTGCATCTTAGACGGTTGTCCGTTCAGACAGAGAATCCCGCCTTCCCAGCCCATCTCATACAGGGAGATCATGTCGTTCTCACCTTCGACGATGGCTACGTCTTCGGCATCCTTGATGGAATCCTGCCCCATCATCACGACGTCATTCAGCCAGCATTCCTTCTTAATCTGCCATGTCAGTTTCTGCCCGTCAGAACCGGTACGCTGGGTCTTGAAGGTAAAACGAGATGGGCGTCCATTAACGAACGCAGGATAAATGAAGGATTCCTCAGGCAGCTTATCCTGATACGCACGGCCACCTTTCTTCAGAATGACCAACCCGGAGGCGACCATATCGTCATACTCGAAGCCTTTAGCTTTCAGGTGCTTATGCAGCTCACCATCAGACCAGCCCACTTGGAAGTGGAGCAGAGATTCTTCACGGTGGCCACGGTTCTCCGTCTGGTACGCCATCGGGGTCTTACCGTTCAGTGACTCATAGACCTTGGTGGTCAGAATCAGGTTACGGTAGTAATCGAGGGCTTCCCAGTAGATTTTCTGAACGGTCGTCGTCTCAAAGACCAGACCGAGTTTGAAGTCAGCGTTAATCTGCAGAGCGGCCTCTTTCGGCGACTCTAAGTTCAGCGTACGGCGGACGAATTCGATGACGTCAGCGGAGCCTTCTTCATGCACACACGCTGAGGAGAAGCACTTAGCGTAACCTTTGTCCTTCTCTTTCTCATCGAAAACAATGTGGAAGTTTCCGCCGTTGCCCCCGTGCCAGGGACAGGTCCCGTCGTCTGGCACGAAGTTGTTCACACCGCGTTCCTGGAGGGGGTTGCCAGGACAATACTTTTCGTAAGCGTCGACAATACTTACGCGTTCTTTGATTTCGTTAAACATTCGATTACGCCCTTGTTTGCTAATGCGTCTGCTGCATCATTGCCCGGATTGCCCGAGTGACCTTTGACTTTATGGATAGTGACTTTGTCAGCCAGTTTATCATAAAGTGGGATCAATTGCTGCCACAGTTCGCGGTTTTTCTTTACGGTCTTGAAATTCGTGGCCTTCCATCCCGGCAACCATTCACCTAACCCTTTGAATACCAAGTTGGAGTCGGTGTAGATGTTCGCGGTACAGCCCAGACGTTCCACGACCATGAGTGCGGCCAGTGCAGCCAGCATCTCTTGGATGTTGTTCGTCGTCATGATATCGCCGCCACACAGGCCAGGATAGTCGAACTCATGGAAGTGAACACCCCAGCCGCCCGGGCCAGGATTGCCTTTACAGGCGCCGTCTGCGTAGAGCTCCAGGTGCTTCGGAGCCAGTGTTGCTAAATAGTTGAGTTGCTCGGTAATGTTGATCATACAACCTCGAAATGTTGTCGGGTTCTCAAAAATCTTATACCTTAAAATACCGATATGTGGATTTAGGAGATCAAAATGAGTGATTTGACTGTTATCTCCGGGAATATGTTCATCTCACCTGGCCTCGTCAAGACGGGCGAACTTCCGGTGATGGATGCTGATATTTCCGAACTGGAGCATAAGGTAAGCCTTTTACTTCAAACTTACAACAACAAACTTTACGAACAAACGTCTTGGCCATGGGCCGGTGTGACAGTTCCTTACGCCCAAAACCCCGCCAAGGGTCAGCCTTGGGGATCGAAGCCTGTCCCAGGCCTGCTGAAGTACGGTGAGCCGACCGGTGCGATTACCGAGGATGACCATCTTCTCGGTGCGACGCCGGATGCAGTGCGACAAGTTGCTTCTTACTTCGTCGGTGCCCTACCGGCTCAGCGTACCATCCAGGGTAAGGACCTGCGTAAGGACGTCTGGATTAACGGTGAGGAAGTCGGGTCGCTAACCGGTGAGCAGATCCTAGATCTCGCTGCTAAGCACCGCTTCCCGAAAGAACTTCCAGGTTCAGACTACGCGTATGTCCAGTCAACCGTAACCCGCCCACCTAACTCTGGTAGCGAGACCGGTAATGATATGCTACCGATTGGTCGCATCACGGCGTTAACAACGACGTCCATGACGGCAGAGCTCAAGCGGGCAAAAATCTTAGTAGATGGAGTATGGAAATTACAATGAAAACTCTCGTAGACTTAGGCGGAATGGCGAACCCCCGCCCACTCGCTCTGAAGACTGACATTGGGGATTACTACACCCGTCTGGACGCTGTGCAGGTAGCAATTAATGGCGTCGAGCTGGGCGTACCTCTCTTGTCAGATAAGGGCGGTCACATCAAGTGGGGTAACATCGTCGGAAAACCTGCGGCGTCACTTACTGTGACCGGTGTTGTAACGCTATCGAATACGCCGTCAACGGACAAGACTAAGGGTGCAACCCTGGCGTCGCTTCGTACGGTGAACTCTGATGGCTGGGGCTTCGTACCCCAGGAACGCTGCATCAACGGGATTGCTCTGAAGGGTGATATCACAATGGTCGCTGACGATCTGTGGACGTTCACGAAGGCAGAGGTCGACGCTCTCGCCGCCAAGGGTGGTAGGGTGAAGGACGTGCGTTTCGGTGCGAAGGTGCAGTCTGCACTGAGTGACGTACCTGCGGCGAACTACATCACGTCGTTCAACGGTCCGGGCCAGCCGGTGTGGTCTCGTCCGCTGCAATTCCAGATTCAGCAAGAGGATGGTACACTTGTCTGGACTGACATTCGGAGAACAGCATGATCAATATTGTTACTGAAGGTGCCGTCGACCCTAAGTTTTTGACAGCAGATGACGTGCAGCAAATGCGATACGACATCCCGGTTAAGGACGCAAAGGTTGACGAGCTCATGGCCCAGCTGGCCAATAAAATGGGCATCGACGAGAAGGTGCCTTGGGAAAACGTCGATGACGTCGTTCAAGCCGATGCGATCGCCGGCGTCCCAGGTATTGCGAACGTCGAGTCCTTTGCCGATTCTCGCTCCCAACAGGGTGTACCGTCGATCTGGATCATTAAGAAGCTGCTAGCTCAGACGAAAGCGAATCCTGCGTGGAAGATTAATAATAAGCCCCTAACGGCGGATATTACGTTCACCCCGACGGATTTCAACATCTACGATGCTGCGACGATCACAGCTAAGTTCGCAACCCCAGTCAACCCTGAGGTTCAGATCAAGGTCGGCGCCCGTACTAGCATTGGATCTATCTCTTCAGAGTTTCCACGGGATGGCCACGTTCTCGTTGACGTGTACTACGCGGATGGGCAGGGGTGGAAGGGCTTCTATCGACCATTGATCGCCGTCCTCCAAGACGGTACCGAGAAGGTTATCCCGTTCTCGTAAAATAACGGCTATTACAGGAGAAACTCATGAACCAATTAACAGTGGTCGACCGCGGCGGGGTTAAGCATCCCGAGATCGTGACGATCGATGAAGCTCAGAATCTTCTCGATCAGTACGGCGTCGGTGGTACGGCCGTCAAGGTCCCTAACGGGGTCAACCTGCAGAAATTCCTCGGTCGTTGCGACGGTGGGTGGTATTACGATAACGCCGCCCTGTCAGGAACAACCGGGGGTCCGATCAAGGACATGGTTTACTATACCGTAATCAACGGCGGAATCCCTGGAAACCGTGCAGTAGTAGCATCTTCTCACGGTAACAACCTGTGGATCGCCGAGATCTATGGGGATGTGTTCCGTGGTTGGGTAACCTTCGCCCGTCCGGACGACGTTCACAACTGGATTGACACTGCGATCGAGCAGCACGAATCGACCGTTAACCACCCGTATGCGACAGAGACCAATAAGGGTTTCATTGAGATTGCGTCGTCTACGGAAGCCGTTACCGGTACTGAAGCGACTCGAGCGATGACGTCTCTGCGTACTCAGAACCTTCTCGATACCTTTGGTCTCGGGGCTAAGTCAGTCTCCATTCCGGCAGGGACTAACTTAGTGACGTACTTCACGGGACGTAAGTTTGGCGTGTTCCACATCGATGGTGCTAATACCTACGTTAACGCCCCGCCGGAAACAACGTGGGGAGAGATCATCTGTACCTCTCATGAGGTGCTGAACTATAAGTCTCTGATTGCAGTCATGTCCGATGGAACGCTCTACACTGCTGCCATTAATGCGGGCTCCTTCTCCGGATGGAAGAAGAAGATCGAGTTAGGCGATCTGCCAATTGCGTCAACGACTCAGGCCGGTATCGTGCAGTTAAACAACACGGTAACCAGCACGTCAGTGACCCAGGCGGCGACTGCGAACGCCGTGAAGGTGGCTTACGATAAAGGTGTGGCCGCAGACAATAACGCTAATACCCGTGTACCGTCTACCCGTACAGTGAACGGTAAGGCTCTGTCGTCGGATATCACGATTACGGCGGCAGATGTCGGAGCCTATACGACGGCTCAGACAGATTCCTTGATCAATACTCGTGTGCCGACCTCTCGTCGTGTGAACGGTAAGCCTCTGACCTCGGATATCACACTTGCCGCCGGGGACGTGGGAGCATATACTAAGGCAGAAGTTAACGCATTACTTAACAGTTCTTCTACCGATATCCGTCTGGGTACGCCGCAGTCGTTCAAAGAGCGTCGAGCTAACGAGCGTATGACCGGGGGTGTAATGACCGCTTGGGCGGACTACGGCGGATCGAACTACTGGGTAGTCCTTCGCCCTATGCAGATCAACCGCGGTGGGGTGTGGGCACTAGTCCCGTACACTAACACCTAAGGTAATCTATGCTACACATGAAGGGCATTAAGCCGTACATCCCCGACGATCCATGGCTCGGGGCTGTTGTCTACCTCAGGGATGAGGAAGGCAATGATTGGTACCTTTCGCAGCCATTGTGGGGAAAGGACACGGTTAAAATCTTCTACGATCCTAAGGAAGGGAACCAAATCTGTGCTATCACCAAGGATGTTACCGGCGTCACTCCTGAAGACTTAAACGTCGTGGAGTTGTATCCGGAAGACGTCCCGGAACATGCCAGCTCCAACCCTGAAGAAGGCTGGGTCTATCTCGACGGTATCGTATCCCGACCGATCGTTCGGTATGAAGAAGAGGCCCGGTCTATCCGCAATGCCCTCCTCTCTGCCACCGACGCACTGATGATGCCGGATTACACCGTCGAAGACGAACCTCTAGGGGATGAGCTTCGTAAGGAAGCTGCCAAGATTCGCGTGCAGTTAAAGGCATGGCCGAAGACTCCGGGATGGCCTTTCGTTCCTCTGCCGGAGATGCCAGATTGGTTGCTTAAAGAGGCGGAGAAAAACGGGTTCAAAAACCCTCAATGGCCTTAAGGCACAACCAATAAACCAGAGGTCCTATGAAACGTACAATTAAAACTGAAGCAAGCGTTGGAAACAACTACACTGTGAACCCTCTACAGGCGGATGTTTTCGTGCTCCCGCTATCAGAACCGTTAACCACCATCGCGATCAACAACGCCGAGCCGGGGACTGAGGTTGACCTCATCCTTAAGCAGACTGTGGGCGGTCGCAAGGTTCAGTGGGCGACGAACATCCAGTTCGCATTCTTCCGTACACCCAAGCTCGCCTATGACGCCGGCTACGCCGACAAAATCAACCTGTTTACCTTAGATGGTGTCAAGTGGGCGGCGACCTACGATGCGGGGTGGCTGAATGTCTAAGTTACTGCCGACTACACAGGACGTAGTTAACTTAGCGATCGGTCACGAGCGGTTCCTTTTAAGAAACACCGGTCTGACCAACGATTCGTCTCAGGATCACTATGTCTTCAACCCGCAGAACGTCTTAGCGAACAACCGTCACCTGAAGTCGATCTCCCAGATGGAAGGTCAGCCGAACGGTGACGCCACGACCGAAGGCCAGTCACTGCAGATTCTTGGCTACATCTACATGTACCGCGGAACGAAAGAGCAGTACTGGTTAGACCGTGCGATCGCGATGTTCGATGCCTACGTGGACCACTTCTATCAGGGCCAGCCGATTCCGGACGACCCTGAGAATTCCCGTTGGCTGTGTAACTGGATCATCAACGGTAAAGAACCGGTGCTGGCTAACTGGCCGATCGACTTTGATTCCCCGACTCACTCCGGCTTCTTAGGTTCACCGATGACGTGGACCAACGGTCGTACTCAGATTCCAACCGGTGCCCCGAACTGGGGTGAATACCTGGATAAGGCAACCTTCGCATTCGATGGAGCTTTAGCGTGGAACACGATCGTTGCGGATGTCCGTGCAGTTCTGCCTGACGGCTCAACTGACTGGAACACCAAGGGTACGAAGTGGGACGTGGACTGGGTAGTTGACTACCTGGGCCGTAAGGTCGACTGGGACGGTAATGTCCTCGAGCAGGTGGCGACACTGCCGAAGGGTACCGTTCAGCTGAAAGACACGACCGTTAATGGCGTGCACAAGCTCTGCTATGCGAACTGCCAACCGGTAGAGCATGGTGGATATCTGATCGGGCGTAACGAAGCGTGGCACAACCGTCCACTTCGCGTACCGGTCACAAAGCTTGGTAACCTGGGTAACGCCGCCGACGCCGAACTGTGGTTCTGTGACGCAGCGTATCAGCTGTGGGATATCACCAAGGAGAAGCGTTACTACAACGCATGGCGTGCGTCCTGGAAGATGTGTCTGGACTATTCGAACATCGATGCCTACGACAAGTTCTTCCGTCAAAGCACGTATGACCAGACGCCGTGGACCGACGGTATCTCCTACGATTACGGCTACCCGTCGTCTCGTGTGGTGACGTACTCTCGTGATAAAGACGGTTACATCGTCGCTCACATCGACCGTGCCGCTCAGCACACGATGGAACAGCAGTCGGTTGCCTATGAGATTGATGATGCAGCAGAAATCCACATTAACGTGGGTGGTGTCGACATCAATGGTAAACCACTGACCGTGACCGTGGCGATGGAGCTGGCGGATTCGAAGACCGGTACTGAAACGACCGGATGGAAGATCAACCTTCCGGATACACCGGCAGACGGCTCCATTGCATCATATACGATACCGATGACTTCGATGTCTCTTGCGAATAATCCTGGTGGTGACTTCATTATCGCCGATAATCGTGTGATGTCGGATTGGGGAAATGTAACACATACGTTCCGATTCGAAGACAACGTGTACGATACCCGCTCTGCTCAGACCTGTACGTCGACCGTGACGTCAGAAGATGACGGCGTGATCATCGGGTTCTGGCTGACAGAAGCTGAAAAGGTTATCCCTTCTGAGATCGTGTACCGTACCGACGAGACGCACGAGTGGATCATCGTTATCACGGACGCCGATAAATGGCGTTGGCACTGGACACTGCCGCCTTCACGTATCTGGGACCACATTGTTCTGGATCCTAAGGATCTGCGTCTGAATGACTACCAAGCGGAGGAAAATGGTCGCACGCGTCCACTGAACCCGAAACTGGTAGCGGTCGATCAGATCAACATCGAAGTGGTAGACATGCTGGGTGACGCGACTGCAGACTTCTCTTGGTACTGCGTCAACGATATCCCACCGACCTTCGCCGGTCACCACGCTTGGACGAACACCTTCAACATCACCGTGAAGGGTGAGGCTGAGTTCACGATGCGTCTGGGCGATTGCGACATGATCAACCCGAACTTCAACCCGTTAGCGTACACCCCGGGCGTAATCCCGTTCTCGAATAACGCTACGGAAGGGATCGTGGAATTCGACGGATGGCGTGGCCTGCCGTATCCTGGCTATCAGCACCCGTTCATCTACGTCCATGAGAAGGAAGACGTACGCCTTAACAACATGATTAACTTCATGTATGATTCCCAGCAAGCCTACTTCAACAAGTTTGGCGTTCTGGGTCCAGGTGCTGCGGCGTATGTGTGGAACCGTTGGGATAACATCAAGTACGGTACCCCAGACACCTTCACGTTCTACCATTGGGGGGATGGCCACCCGTGGGCCGGATACCAGCCGCGTGCGTTCGCGTCCGCTGCTCGTGCTTGGCATGAGATGGTCTTGATCGGGAAAACCGTTCCGACTAAACTCATTCTGTACGTGGAAAACTGGGTTAACTGGCTGATCTCCTACGTTCAGCAGTACGACCAGTTCCCAACTGACTTCCCGAGCGAAGAGCTCCCGACGCCGGTTCCGGATGACTTCACCGGACACATGACCGGTCTGTGGCTGTGCGGTCTGTCCTTCGCGGCACTCTGCGGTTCTCCAATCGCTAAACTGGATTGGATTATCGAGAAAGCTGCCAAGGAGCTGAACGACAACTACTACGTCGGCGACGTTAGCGTCATGAACGGTTCCTGGTCCCCAGCAATCCGTACTGGCAATGAGAACAACACGAAGAACAACAGTATGTTCTTCGGCTTCTGGTCCGGGGAAATCCTGCGTGGTCTCGGGGTTTACCTGATGTATCGCCGCGGTGTCCCAGGCGAAGAAATGGACATTTTGGAGAGAACATTGAGCAACTTAACGCAAGTCGGTTCAGGTGGTGTAATCCGCCCGGACGTGACCCTGAAAGAAGACCTGGCAGCAGTCGAGCAGACGGCGGCGACGGCGAAAAATACCGCTGACGATACCGCTGAGATGCTCGAAACGCGTGTGCCGGAAGGTCGTACGATCAACAACAAACCGCTTGATCAGGACCTGAACTTCACGCCTGCGGATCTGAATACGTACTCTCGTAAAGAGATCGACGATAAGATTGCGGCAATCGTGGCTGGCGGTTACAACCCGGTTCGCGTCAACGGATACCTGCTGGACAAGGATATCATCCTGTCTCCTGGCGACCTCGGAACGTATACGTCCGCACAGATTGACTCGTTAGTCGGTGCCCGTGTGCCGAATACCCGTACCGTGAACGGTAAGGCTCTGTCTGCTAACATCACCCTGTCAGCTGCTGACGTTGGCGCCGTAGATGCATCTGTCATCGATGGAAAACTAGCAGACTACGTACCGAACACCCGTACCGTGAACGGTAAAGCCCTGTCGGCAAACATCGCTCTGTCGGCCGGTGACGTCGGTTCTTACACCAAGGCTGAGACGGATACGGCAGTCGGTGCTCGCGTACCGAACACTCGTACTGTAAACGGCGTACCGCTGTCCGGAGATGTTGTCCTGACTGCTGCTGACGTTGGTGCCCTGGCTGCAGCTGATGCGGTACCACGTACCTTCACCATCAACGGTCAACCGATGACCGGTACCGGTTTGGTCGTTTCTGCAGGCGGTGACGGATATACGAAAGGTGAAGTCGACGCGAAGTTAGCGGACTACCTGCCAATCCTGAACGATTACGGTCTGGGAATCACTCCTCACGTTCTGACCTCAGGTTCTATCGCAGAGAACGTTGATGGTTCTGGCTTCTTCTCATATGAAGCGGGTACTGACCTGGATGATCAAGGGCAGACGATTGTCACGAAGGTATCTGACCGCCCAACCGGTTCGGAGAAAGGCCGTCTGATCGTACTGAGTAACCCTCCGGTATTCGATAGCAACGGCAATGTGACTACGCCTGCAGTACAGGACGCGATCGGTCTTCCAGAAGATATCGAAGGGGTGTTCTACCGTCGTGGCACAGGCCCGTGGATTAAGTTCACCACGTCATCTGACCTGGCCGATTACATCAAGACCAACTCTACCGGTCTGATCGAAACGCCGATCGTGATGAAGAACAATGTGGCAATCCGGGCAGAAGTTGCACCAGATGGTGGTTGGAAGGATATTCTGAACATCACACCAAACGGTGCCATGGAAGTGGGTTCCGGTTCAGCTCGTCTGTTCCTGTACTCTTCGAACGATCCGTCCGTTGAGATCGATGGTGTGGACTATAAGATCTACACAGAGAACTTCCCACCTCCATCAGCAGGCGGCGGTGCAGGTAACGTCTTAAAGGTAACGCGTGTGGCGGCCTCCGGTCAGTTCGCTCTGCAGTCTGCGACGAAAAAGGTCTTCGTACAGTTGCTCGGTGCCGGTGGTGCAGCTCCTGCTATTCCATCTGGTTCGCTGACAACTGACACGATCGTAAGTGGTGGCGGTGCTGGCGGATACGTTGAAGTCTTTGTGGATCTCACCGATACGTTGGCTGCTGGCAACACGATGCAGCTGACTATCGGTTCTCCAGGGATCAACGGCGGTGCAGGCGGACAGTCTCAGTTATTCATGAAGTCCGCTGACGGTGCATCGTCATACATTTACGCTACCTGTAATGGTGGTGCTGGCGGTACGGCTCTACAGGTTGACACTTCGAGCAACTTTGCCCGGGCCCCAGGTGGTGCTGGCGGTACTGCGTCAATCGGACCATTCGGCAACATCGCTGCGGTAACCAACCGTGCCGGTGAAGCCGGTGGAGATGCTCTGAGTATCAACCGTGCGTTTATCGGTGGTCGTGGTGCAGATTCTGCTAAAGGTCCTGGTGGCCCAGCCCCTGATACCGGTTCAAGTGGCGTTACTGGCGGATCCGGTGCCGGTGCATCCGGTAGCTCTCGTCCGGCATCCTCTTCAGCATTAGTCGGAGGAGCATCTGGCGGAGCAGGTTTAGCAATTGTTTGGGAGTACGCATAATGGAAGTACAAAACTATGCAGTGATCGAGAACGGAGTTGTCGTTAACGTTATTCTCTATGATGGCGTGGCAGAACTCAGCTTACCGGAAGGTCAGACGCTTCAGCCATTCGGCGATTCAGGAGCGTGGATCGGATGGAAGTACAACTCGAAGACGGCCTTTGAGGCGCCTTCCAGCTAAAAAAGAACCCCGGGAGACCGGGGTTTTCTTTTAGAACAACTTCATGGCTGCCTGG